ACGTATCTCCTTATGTGTTGAAGAGAAAAACCGCAGCTGGTGCTCCTCTTCTAATGCCAATGACCAAAGAGCCATCACCATCGAATGTGCCTCTGACATGTCGGAGCCTTATGCAATGAATGATAAAGTCTACGCTTCCCTTATCTCGCTCAGCACCGACATCTGCAAACGTAATGGCAAGAAGAAGCTTTTATGGTTTGGGGATAAGAACAAGGCCCTGAATTATGAACCAAAGTCCGATGAGATGGTGATCACTGTCCACAGATGGTTTGCCAACAAATCCTGCCCTGGCAACTGGCTCTATGCAAGGCTTGGCGATCTGGCCGCAAAGGTTACTGCAAATCTTGGTGGAAATATTTCTCCTGCCAAAGATCATCTTTATCGTGTACAGGTTGGGGCTTATAAGAACAAGGCCAATGCTGATGTACAGCTTGCCCACGTAAAGGCCGCTGGCTTTGATACCTATATGGTACAGATCGGAGGACTCTATAAAATTCAGGTCGGCGCCTATCGTGAGAAAGCCAATGCTGACAACATGATGGCAAAGCTCAAGGCTGCCGGTTTCGATGCCTTCATCACAACAGAATCAGGTGCCTCTGTTTCAACGCTCAAATCCATTGATGAAATCGCGCGTGAGGTCATCCGTGGTGACTGGGGTAATGGCGCTGACAGAAGAAATCGCCTTACTTCTGCCGGATATGATTATGCGTCTGTACAGGCAAAAGTAAATGAATTACTGGGATAACCATCAGGGTCTATGAGGATTTGCGTCCTTATAGGCCCTTTTTCTTTTTGTCTGCAAGGTGTATCAATGGTACTTTCCTAACTTTTCTATAGACCTATATTTATAGCCTATAGAGAAGTTTATACATAGACCTTGATGTACCTTGTCATTTTTATCCGCTCAAATCCATCCCGAATCTCCAGTGGAAAGTGAAGAACTGAAACTGGAGGTACTTTTCATGCAGAAAGAAACAAAAGCAGTATTACAGGCAACAGATATCGCTTCTCATCTAAAGGCCGTACCGATATCATCCATCGAAATTCAACAGGATTACGACTACTTCATGGCCCAAAGAGCCAGCGAAGCGCTGCTCTCCTCTGGACTTATTTCCTTGGTGGAATTCAACAAATTGACGCAGCTAAACCGCGATACATTCTCTCCGATGTTCGTCGAGATTATGCCCAGAATCACTTGATATATGTGGCCTTTAGAGTGATGTATATACACTGACAAAGGAGGTGAATCACCATGAAGAAGGTAACCAAAATTGATAAAATCCAACCTTCACAGACTTCGAAAAAGAAGCTCCGTGTGGCTGCTTACTGCCGCGTTTCCACGGATTCTGATGCACAGCTCGAAAGTCTGGATGTACAGAAAGAGCACTATAAAAACTACATCACCTCCCGTGATGACTGGACCTTTGCAGAGCTCTACTTTGACGAAGGTATCACTGGCACCAAGGCTGATAAAAGGCCAATGCTCCTGCGACTAATCGAAGATTGTAAAGCAAAGAAAATTGACTTTGTAATCACCAAGTCCATCAGCCGCCTCTCCCGAAATACTACAGATTGCTTGGAGATAGTAAGAACGCTTCTGTCACTGGATATTCCGATCTATTTCGAGAAGGAAAATATCAACACCGGCTCGATGGAAAGTGAGCTATTTCTTTCCATCCTAAGCTCTATGGCCGAAGGCGAATCCGCTTCGATTTCCAAAAATAACAAGTGGAGCATTAAGAAACGCTTCCTGGATGGAAGCTATAAGCTTGGCTATGTGCCTTATGGCTACCGCTGGAAGGATGGAGAAATCCTGGTAGATCCTGCGCAGGCCGAAATTGTAAAGCGCATCTTTCGAGAGCTTCTTTCCGGGAAAGGCACGGAGGCCATTGCCAAGGAGCTGAACCAGGGACAGGTTCCTACCAAGAAGGGCGGTCGCTGGACCTCTACCAGTATTCGCGACATTATCAGGAATGAAAAATACACCGGTGACTGCATTTTCCAGAAGACCTATACCGACAGCAATTTTAATCGTCACAAGAATGACGGTCACCTCGATCAGTACTATGTGCCAGATCACCATGAAGCAATTATCAGCCATGAGGATTTTGAAGCTGCAGCAGCCTTGATTGAGCAGCGGGCAAGCGAGAAAGGCATCAAGAAGGGAAATGCTAAGTATCAACAGCGCTATGCCTTTTCCAGCAGGATTATCTGCGGCGAATGCGGGAATACCTTCCGTAGGAGAATCCATTCCAGCACCTACGGGAAATACGCAGCCTGGGTGTGCAACACTCACCTGGAGGACACCAGCAGGTGCTCTATGCTTTATATCCGTGATGATGATTTGAAGCTGGCATTTACCACGATGATCAATAAGCTGGTCTACTGCCACAAGCTGGTCCTGAAGCCTTATTTGAAAGCGCTACAGGAAAACACCGGCGATGCATCGCTTCTGAATATCCAACAATTAGAAATACTGCTGGAGCAGAACACTGAACAGCGGGAAACTCTGCATAAGCTGATGGGACAAGGCTACATTGACCAGATCCTTTATACCCAGGAAAATAATGCCCTTCTCTCCCAGGCTGGCGAATATAGGAACCAAATTGAGCTCCTAAATCGATCCCAATCACTGGATGCCACAAAGGTATACGAGACGGAGCGCCTGCTACACTTTTGCGAACGTGGGGAAATGCAGCTGGAATACAGTGAAGAATTATTTGAACTATTCGTGGATCACATTGAGGTTTACAGCCGCCAGAAAATCGGCTTTGCACTTCACTGTGGTCTTATTTTGAAGGAGATGATTTGATGGGGCACACACCCTTTGGTTATCGGATCGAGAATGGCAAGGCAGTGATCGATGAAACTGCTGCCACTCAGGTTCGAGACCTTTACAAGAATTATTTAAGCGGTCTATCCCTTACCAATGCTTCGAAGGAAGCCGGGCTTGACCTTCTCCATTCTGGTGCCAAGCGCATGATGCTAAACAGGCATTACCTCGGAGATGACTTCTACCCGGCCATCATTGATCCGGCATCCTTCGATGCCATCAGTGCGGAGCTTACCAAGCGCTCCACAAAGCTCGGACGGAATGACCGCTATATTGCACCAATCATAAAAAGGCCACCTACCGCCTTTCGACTTGGTGACATTACAGAGAATTATGAAAATCCGGTCAGGCAGGCAGAATACCTATACAGCCTGATAGAAAGCGAGGTCAAATAATGGGAAATGTTATGGTCATCCCTGCAAAACGGCAGGTCGGAAACACTGCCAGACAGCAGGATGCAAAGCCAAAGCTTAGAGTCGCAGCGTATTGCAGAGTCAGTACTGACAGCGATGAGCAGGCTACAAGCTACGATGCTCAGGTCGAGCATTACACAGAGTTTATACAAAAAAACCCGGAATGGGAATTTGCCGGTATCTACGCCGATGATGGTATTTCCGGCACCAACACAAAAAAGCGTGAGGACTTTAACCGTATGATTGACGACTGCGAGGCCGGAAACATCGACATGATTATCACCAAGTCCATCAGCCGATTTGCCAGAAACACGCTGGACTGCCTGAAATACATCCGCCAGCTGAAGGATAAGAACATTCCCGTCTTCTTCGAAAAGGAATCCATCAACACAATGGATGCCAAGGGTGAGGTCCTAATTACGATTATGGCTTCCCTGGCGCAGCAGGAATCACAATCCCTCAGCCAGAATGTAAAGCTGGGACTCCAGTTTCGATACCAGAATGGCCAGGTACAGGTAAATCACAATCACTTCCTCGGCTACACCAAGGATGCGGATGGCAATCTCATCATCGATCCAGAACAGGCAGAGGTGGTAAAACGCATCTACCGGGAATACCTGGAAGGTTACTCGATGGACCGGATTGCAAAAGGTCTGGAAGCAGACGGCATCCTCACCGGCGCTGGCAAAACAAAATGGTGGACCAGCACCATCAACAAAATCCTCCGAAACGAGAAATACATCGGCGATGCCCTGCTTCAGAAAACCTATACCACAGACTTCCTGAACAAGACCAGAGTGAAGAACAATGGCATCGTTCCACAATACTATGTAGAAGGCAACCATGAAGCAATTATTCCGAAGGACATTTTCTTGCAGGTGCAGGAAGAGCTTGTACGCAGGCGAGTGGTCAAGACAAGCGCCAATGGCAAAAAGCGTTCCTACAGCTGCAACCACTGCTTTGCGCAGATTGTCATTTGCGGCGAATGCGGTGAAATGTTCCGCAGAATTCACTGGAACAATCGCGGCTGCAAATCCATCGTCTGGCGCTGCATCAGTAGGCTGGAGCCGACCGGGCAGGAATGCCACGCAAGAACTGTCAATGAGACGATATTGGAGAATGTGGTAGTTCAGGCCATTAACACGCTCCTTGGTGATAAGTCCACCTACCAGGCGCAGCTCCAGCAGAACATTGCAAAGGTGATCCGAAGCGCTCAGCAAAATACCGCTGATGGCATTGACGAAAAGCTGCAGGAGCTTCAGAAAGAGCTTCTTAAAAAGGCCAATAACAAAGAGGCCTATGATGAGATTGCCGACGAGATCTTCAAACTCCGGGAACAGCGTGAAAAATGTACGGTTGATACCGCTGCCAGGGACGCACAGATTGCCCGCATCAATGAACTGCAGGATTTCATCAAGCAGCAGCCCGCACACCTGGAAGCCTTCGATGGAGCCTTGGTAAAGCGCTGGCTCGAGCGAATCATCGTCTGGGAGGACCACTTCACTGTGGAGCTTAAGTCTGGACTGAACATTGATATTAAAGGATAATCCTGTAAATGCACGAAACCCTCTCGACCATGGCCGGGAGGGCATTTTTGTTATTTTTCTCCTTGTTTAACTTTATTGATATTCAATATGTTCTTCATCGACCTCAGTTTCTGCTGTATAGTCTGCATCAATGCTGTCTTTATAGTACTCCGGATCACAAAGATTATATGACATAAGATTTTTTCTCAATTTCATACAGCCAGGTTTAAACATTGCAAACGTCAATCCGCCGGAAAGTGCACCTCCTAATATTGGAACAGCTGATGCCACGCCATCAGCAAAGATTTGCTTCGTCATACGGATGCCAACACTTAGTGCAACCTTCTTTACAATCGGATAAACCACACCCTTAGTTAAAGATTTTTGAGCCAACTTCTTAGCAATGTTTTTTGCCAGTACATCAGCTAATTTCTTGAGAACACCCGTGGCACCTTGTACACCAAACATCACACCCATAAAAATAAGTAAAAAGTTCATTGTTTCAGAATCCACATCATCCTCATTGAGATTGAACTGCTCAAATCCATACAAATACGCTAATTCCTGCACTGTCCTAAGAATGAATGCAAAGTATGATGTAATATCTGCTGCTGCAGCTCCGATTGCCGCCGCTCCGCCTGGTATACTTGCTGCAACAGAAAGCGTAGTAACTTTTGTTGCTTCATAGTTAATAACCTGCTTCGAGATTTTATTAACTAACTCTTTTGAAATTCCAGCCTTTGCTGGATTATTTTTTATTGCCTCAGTAATAATATCTTCTGAACAATATCTTATCAGTTCCTTTCGAAGAAACTTTTCTCGATTTATTTTCACACCAGGTGTATGCATTGCCGCTGCAAGAATCTTCTCGAATGTCATTTCATTCTTTACAGTTTTAACAATATCAGCCATTTAACACGCCTCCTTTCTTTATAGCATTTGTATTTTTCGCGAGACCTTACTCATCTTCACAATCTTCACTAATTCTGATTGCCTCGGGGACATCCTCAGTCACCGGAATAATTTCCTTGATGATTTTGAAACAATCCGCAAATTCATCAGCCGGTACTCCAAATTCACGCGCCACCTTATTTCCATCATCATATGTAACGATAAAATCTATATTGCCGCAGTCACAATACATAGCCTCTTGATCGCGACTTAATATCTCAGCAACAGCCACAGCTATCTTCTCAAACGCCAAGCTGAAAATACTGTTCGTCGTTTTATATGACCACTTCCTGTACACATTGAGCGAATTGTCATTCTCAAGATAAGGCTTATATTCATACGCGATGGAGTTAGGCGTTATCGTTAATTTATCGCTATAGGCATAATCTACAGAGCAAAATCCCGATGTGCTTTTTATAACAATTTTCTTTGTCTTCATAGTCATCTCACCTGATATTTCCTCATCAACTCTCTCAGCACTTGTACGACTTCTGTTGCCTCTTCCTTCGACAATAATGTTGTGATTTTTCTATCCCTCCAGATTCCCTCTGTCGTGTCATAGACGAACTGAAATATAATCACAATTTTCTCGTCCGCTCTTGCCGCCGCAATCTTCAAATATGGTTCCATGAAATCTGAAATATATCCATCTCCAGAGCCGTCTAGAATTTCAGAAAGTTCTTCTACCATATCTACCAGTTCATCTGTCAGGAGGCAAGCATCCTTGTATGTTTCATTTGTTTCGGCATCTGAATACTTGACTTCACACATCAGCCAATTTGCGTCATAATCGAAGCCTTCTTTTGATGGTCTTTTCTCTGGATACTGATAGTTTACTATTGTAAATTCGATGCTTTTATTTCCCTGATGCAGGATCATAAGCAACCTCCAATTCTCCTTAACATCTATACCACTGCCTGCAACCACCCAAAATGGTCGAGTTGCCGTATTGGTTGTCAGCCCTTTCCGTTTTCCAAAAATCAGCCCAAAATGCCTGACATCTAATCCACTGCCTCAAATCGTGACATCTAATCCGAGGTCACAACCTGACACACATTTTGCAGTGGATATGTTTCCATATAAGAAAACCGAGCTTTTTCAAAAGTCTGGCTTCAAATCCAAACTTCCGAAAAAGCCCGGAAATACGCCGCTTTCTGGCACTTATTTATCTTTTCTTGACATCAAGACTACCGTCTCAACAGTTGTTTCAGTTTCCAAGGGAAGTTCTTTCACTTCCTCACCATCAACAGGCACAGGAAAATTGAATACGATCTTCTTTATCCAACTA